GTTGTTGTGCGGGGTGATGGCCGACTGGATCCAGGGGCGGCCGTCCAGACGCTCGATGACGCGGAACGCCGTCTTGTCGTTCTGGAACCGGAAATGCTCGCTGGACATCGACTGCATCATCTGGCGGTCGCCGATGAGGTAGTACCCCAGGTCGACAAACGAGATGTCACCGGTCGTGCTGAGTGCCGGCGTCTTCTCGGTGAAGTACACCGGACGGCCCAGGATGGTGACCGGAGGCGTTGCCGCACCCGGGTTGGTGTAGTTGCCCATCCACACCGGACCACCGCCGGTGCCGACGGACAGGGCCATCGTCGCCAGCTCGGGGAAGGTGTCGATGCTGCAGATCCAGACAGCCCGCTGGAGAGCGGTCGGCAGCATGCGGGCGAACATCTTGACGACGTTCTCCCAGACAATCGTGCCGGTGGCCTGGCCAGACTCCTTGTTGACGGTCGCGGTAGCCGGGCAGTTGATGAAGCCCAGCGGCTCCCCGACGCCCGTCCCCGTCATGAAGGCGATGTCCTCGTACCAGGCGATGGCACGCGGGAAGATGGTGTCGAAGAAGGAGCTGAACGCCGGCGCATCCGCCAGCAGCTCGTTCGGCACTTCCGCGTAGCCGGTCAGCTTCTTGGCGTCGAGCACAACCCGGCCGAACGAGGCCTGCGACTCGGTGAGCTGCGCCGCCTCCTCTGTCCAGTAGCAGACGATGCCGCCGAAGACGCTGGACACGTTGCTGGTGGTGTCGATCATCGGGATCGGCACGCGCAGCGAGTCCATCGGGATCACCTGGGCACGCGGCCGAACAACCGCCGTCTCCAGCGCGACCTGCAGGATCTCCGACCGCAGCACCTCCGGGATCAGGAAGCCACCGTCAGCCGGCACCTCGGACCCGAAGGAGTTCGTTGCCTCCAGCAGCTTGGACCGCTTCCGGCCCAGCGTCGCCGCGTTGCGCAGCGTCTCGTATCGGGGCCAGCAAGCCTGGAAGAACTCGGCCGAGTCCGTGAACATGTTCTCCGGGCCCAGCTCCTGCTCCAGCCGCGCGCCGTAGCTGGCCTTGTTGTACACCGCCCCCTTCCCGGTGCTGACGCGGCGCGACGAGCCGAACGCGAACAGGGAGGCCGCCTCGCCCGGCATGGCGTTGGCGAAGTTGACCTTGGAGCCGCCGGCACCGTTGTCGCGCATGAACTCGGCCATGGCGATCTGGACCTGCTCCTTGACCTGGTTCTGCAGGTCGTTGTCCTTCTGCCACTGCGCCCGCGCGTACAGGCCGATGAACTCCTTGAACTTGCCAGGCTCGCCCATCATGGCCCGCACCTTGGTGGGGTCTCCGAGGAATTCCTCCATCTCCTCGGCCCGCGTCGGCAGGGTAATCGTGTCGACCATACTGGTCATGCTCCCTTCAGGATGTTAGCAAACGTACGGGCGTCATCATCTGTGAACCCGTCGACGCTGTTTTCTGGCTCCGACGCCCAGGCCGCCTGGTGCGCCTTCAGGTGAGCCTCTGCGGCTTCCTTGTTGGTAAGGCCCTCGGTGCTCGCCAGGCGAGCGAGAGCGTTGTTGACCCCGTTCTTGTTGGGAGGCGAACCGGGGTGCTTGTGGTGCGGAAGGGCCCAGCTCCCCCGCTCGTCAGCCGGACCATCCCGACGGCCGGCGCAGATGGCAGCGAACGCCTTGGCCGGGCTGGCGCTGCCGCCCGCCGCCTTCATCGCAGCCCCGCCGCTCCAGGCGGTGTTGTCGAAGCTGGAGTTGTCGATGTGCGCGTCGAACGACATCCCTGGCTGGTACAGGTTGTAGTAGGAGCCGCCCTCGTCGCCGTCGTCATCGTCATGCATCTGGCTGTGATCATGGTTGTGATCAGAGTCGTTTGCGTGCGAGTGAGAATGCGAGTGGATACCGTCGTCGTGGTTGGGGTGACCGTGCGCACCGTGGTCGTGCGAGTGCGTTGTGGTCGTCGGCACATGCCGAGTCTCGCTCCGTCCCACATACGGGACGGTAGCCGCGTTCTTCAGCGTGGCCGTGGTCCCCAGCACCGCTGACGGTCCAACACGAGGATCGTACATGAAGTCAGCCAGGCCGCAGCCGACTGCCTCCGGGGCGTCCAGCCAGGAGGTCTTGTCCATCATCTCCAGCCAGTGGTCGGCTGGCTCGCCGGTACGGTCGGCATAGATGGTGGCGATGTTCCTGGTCTCCTTGTCCAGGAGCTCAGCCATCTCCCGCAGCTCCCGGGCATCCCCGGCTGCCAGTGCCTGACCGTTGTGAATCATCATCCGGCCAGTCTTGGCGATGCCCAGCTTCCCGGGTGCGGCCGCCTGGGCGATGAAGCTAGCCGCGCTGGCCGCCAGCCCGTCCACGAACATGGACGGCTGCCGCCGCAGTAGGTAGTTGTAGATCGCCAGGCCCTCGAAGATCTCGCCGCCGACGCTGTTGATGAAGATCTCGATAGGTCCGTCAACAGAATCCAGCTGATCGCACATGTCCTGGGCGGATACGCCGTAGAAGCCAATCTCGCCGTAGATGCTAACCCTGGTAGGGCCAGATCCGGAGGCGTTGGTAATCTTGTACCAGTTCTTGCCGGCTTCAGAGGCATAGTTCCGGATTCTCTGTCGGACCGCAATAAGGTCCATTACCCCACCAGCTCCTTGTCTCTCTCGTAGTTGACTGAATCCCTGATCCACGATGCGACGTTGGAGTACAAGTCCAGATCGTCGACCGGCTTGATGGGATCGCTCTTGGCCTTTCCGGGCTTAGGCGTGACCGCCGGCTCTGGCGGCGTAGGCGCACCACCGCCGAACCCTGCACCAGCTGGCGGAGTAGGCGCTCCGATGAACTTCATTGCCGGCCAGCCAACGGCCTCCAGAACTTCCTCTGGATCGTAGCCGGCATCAATCAGTATCTTGATGGCGTTGGTCTTGGCCGTCATCTCGTCGTTAGCGTCGTTGGCGCTAGTCGGGTTCGGGTCCTCGTAGTCGAACTCCCGCATCTCCGCTGTGCCCTCGAACATGGGCAGGTACATGGAGTTCAGGATGGTCTTCATACGCTGTAGGCGGCGCACCTCGTGCCATACGATGTGCACTTCCTCGGCCGTCTGGGCATTGGCCCGGTTAACGTCCGTACTGTCGCCCAGCATCGACTGGTGAATACGGTAGGCGCGGCGCATCTCATCGCTGTTGACCCTGCGCAGCTCGACAAACTGCATGTCCCTGAGGGTGTACACGTTCGGCTGCCAGGTAGCGCCCATCTCAAGAACGCCAACCCTGTGCGACCTGGAGACACCCTGGTGCTGCTCACGCCAGCGGTCGGTGAACTCCTGGAACTCAGTATCGCTTAGCCGCTTGTTGAAGGTGACGACGCCACCCGGTACCGCCGAGTTCAGGAAGAAGTTGCGAGTATACTGCGCCGTGTACTTGGCGGCGTCGATGTCCGCAAGCAGGGACTGGACGGCTGACATGCCCCGGTAAATGTCAGACGGGTCCGGATACTTGATCTGGATAACCTCGTCGCACGTGAGCGGCACAGCCTCGCCATTCGGGCCGGTGTAGATCCAGCCAGCGAGGAACTTCTCCCTGTCAGCAACTGGCTCCATACGATCCGGACGAACAGGCCATATCTCCAGTGGGATGCCCTTACCGCTCGGCCCCCTGTTGACAACCCAGTACCATTCGCCGACCAGCTCCATGTGCTGCCAGCCGATCTCGCGAAAGTGCTCCCCCGTCATAAACGGGTTGGGCCGCTTCCAGAGCGTCATGGCCTGATGCCGAAGAACCTCAACTCGCTGGTCGCTACCCTTGTCAGTCCGGGCATACCGAACGCGGCCATCCTGGTCGGTCCGGTACATCCGCCAGCCGCCATACGCCTGTGCCCCGGTAGACAGAAGCTGGATAATGGCGAACAGCGTGCCAGTACTCCCCATGGTGGCCAGCTGGGTAGATCGGTCGGAACGGCCAGATCCATACAGGCCCGCGCTCTGGTTCCAGCGCGAGGCGAAGGGTATGGGGCGGCTCTGCACCGCCGACGCCGCGTTGCGCAGGCTCCTGCCGACCTCTCCGAATAGGCTAACCCCTGGCACGCGCCACCATCCACTGAATAACCAGGATCGAGAACGACGTGGCCATCAAGCCGGAGAAGTTGGAGTGGACAAACCAGGCCGCATCAAAGAACCCGGCTGCTACCCAGTGGTACGGATTGAAGTGATGAGCGTTAATGCGGAGCCAGTAGGAGACGCGCCCCTTCCGGATCGCAGTGACGTTGGTGTTCCAGCGATTGCTGCTTGGCATCGCGTGCGCGGCAGCCCTCATAGGTTCAGCTCCTCAATCTTCGCCTTGAGCTCGAGCAGCTCCTCTATGCTGAGCCGGATGGTACGGTGGCTGGCCTCTGAGCTGCCAGTAGGACGCTCCTCGTAGAAGTTCAGGGAGTATCCCATCTCACCGTCTGGCATCTGTGCTCCGGGGAAGATGATGACGTGATCGAACACCCGGTGCCGACGCCATTCCTTGTAGGCGATCTCCCGAGCAAGCGGGCCAGCGATGTGCGGGTAGCTGGAGGTGTGCGGGTGGGTACGCGGCATCTCGATGACTACGCGAGCGAGAATGTCATCGAAGCTAGTCACCATCGTCAATCACCGCCTGCCTAACGAAACAGTCCTTGGCCTCGAGCAGCTTGCGCAAGCCAGCCCAGAGTTCCTCGCCGTCCTCCAGGTTCCAGATCATCTGGATAGCCAGTCCGCAGCACTCCGTAGACATGAGGCGCGGTGTACCCTCGGGAAGGTGTCCGTAGTCGAACAGGCGGAACAGATGCTGAGTCTTGGGATCGCAGTTGGCCAGCATCGCCGCGAAGTCTGGATTCTCCTTATGGGTGTTCATCAGCGCTCCTAACCTCGATGTGCCACAGGTTCTGGCAGCCCCTCTGGGCCTCGCCGCTGGACCCGCATGCCGGACACTTGTCCTGAGCGGCCCGGAACTGCCTCAGCTTTTCCTTGCGCTCGAGCATGAGGCCATAGTACGGATTGTCAGGATGGTTGATGTCGTTAATGTCCTCCCGGTAAACGGCCATACCGTCACACTGGTTGATAAACAGGACGGTAACACCGGGCAACCTGGATGAGATGTACTTCTCGGCGTCCTCACACTCCTGCATGCTCATCCGGCGAGACATGCAGAGAATCAGCCTGTCGCCCGGGCGGACAACGGTACCGACCATCTTGGTCTCGATCTCAAGGTTGTACTTTTCCGGCATGGACACCATAACGACTTCTCCCTCCATAGCGGTGTAGTACCTGGCCTGAAGGTAAGCCTGAGCACTGGCTGCCTGTCCGATTCCGACACCACACTACCGGCGCAAACGACTCCGGTACTGATGCCAATCTCCGTTACATCAGCGTCGTCATAGAACACCTCATAGACCTTACCGCCGGACTCAGTGGAGTATGCGATAACCTCAGCCATCAGACGCTCCTGAAAATCACTCGGATGCCAAAGTCGCGGTCTGCAACGACATATCGGAGAGCGTCGCAGCCGTCGTCCATCTCCTTCTTGGGCTCTTCCTTGCCCTTGTCGTTCCATACATAGCCGGGGATCTCGTCAACAGTACAGGTAGGACGCCCAGACTCCTTGAGCTCGGGGTCAACCTCGACCAGAGCATCCCGCAGGAAGAAGGCACGCGGCTTGCCATCCCCCTGCACCTTGAATCGATCCTGTGTCGCCTGGATGCCCTCGGTAACAGCCTTGTGAGCCGGCAAGGTAGACAGCCCGGTATACCTTTCCAGGACAACGCGCCCCTCGGCGTCGTGGTCGCAGAGGATGCTGGCTGGCTTGGGCTCTAGCCACTTACCAGAGATCACGTCTCCAGTAGTCTCTGCCCACCTAGTGCCCGGTGCTACGATCCCCATGATCTGCTTGGCATGGTCCTGTACCGTCCGCTGAGTCATGTAAATCTCGCGGTACATGTATAGGCGGCCGTCGTGATCCTCAGCCCAGCACTGCAGCACGAACGGGTGGATGAATCCGAAGTCAACAGACCAGTACCGTCGCCAGGATATCGGTACCCCGGCATGGTCCAGCGCCTCGCGCGGCTGGTGCGGTATCCTGTCAAGAATGTGCTCGGGGCCAAACTCCTCGTAGATGACGCCCTCGGCAGCGACCCAGTTACCATAGCGGAGCCGCTGTAGCCGAACGCCCGTTAGCCGATCCAGCTTGCCAAGGTAGTCGCTACCGCGCTCGGTCGGAGTGCCATCCGCATTGAACAGGATCGGGTTGTCCTCATGCTTAGATTCCAGCATGGCAGTCTGCCCATTGTTGACGCGGTTGAGCAGCCAGTGCGTCGGATGACTAGGGTTGCAGTCGGCCAGGAGCTGCTGGAAGGAGACGCGCCAGTTCCGGAGACGCGTCGTCAGAGACTCCCAGTCATTCTCCACAAGGTCAGTGGCTTCCTGGACGTAGATGACGTCATACTCGGAGGACATGATCTTTGCGATCTTGTCAAGACCACCAATGACGACAGTTGACCCGTTGCGATACCTGTAGGAGGCAGGTTCCTGGGCGGAGCCACCGTAGTAGTGCACATCGCCATTCGCGACACTCTGAGGGATAACGAACTTGTTCCAGGTCACCAGGGCTGTGGAGCTCAGAGACGTTGCCGTCTTCCGGCATATCAGGTAGCGGCTGCCGGGATTGAGCAGCGCCATGACATGTATCTTCTCCAGGCATGCCCTGCTCTTCCC